ATATATCCAGTTTCTGAGGTATCACGAACCTGTAATCCATTGAATACTTGGAAGTTTAGTGTCTCTGGAACAGTAATATCATATACTTTTTCGTAAATTGGATCCTGAGTCGCGCGTACTTTTTCAATTGAGATTACCTTATCGAGGATAATATCATTCTGCTCCTCATAGAGGAATGACATATTATCTAGAGTCTTCCGGTTCAGGAGGATTTCTAGTTTTTTCTGCTTTGCTTGATGAGTAAGCGTTACCCGCTTGGCAAAGATGTGTACATACTTCGACTGGATACTCAGGATATATCGTGGAAGGATATTCTTACTACCGATGTTGTTCTTTTTCTGCTGGATTCGTGAGATCTTAGAGAATATCCCATATCGACTCAGCAGATGAGAGATTCCAGAGATGAGGTCTTTAGAGACAGATGACACAACTACATGGTAATCAGTAATACAACCGTCACCAGATATGTAACCATCAAGAAGTCCTTCCACGAACTCGTCTGGAGCCATATAAGTCTCCTCAGGGACATATTTGCCATCTGAGTATTTCCCTAAGAACTTCTCTAAGAACTGTACAAGAAGCGTAGAGTATCCACGAACAGTTGTTGAAAGACCAGGGCGTGTAGGATTGAAAGGCTTGACTTGGGTACGGTGGGTGATACCGTGCTTTTCGAACCATTGTTCGACCTTTGTACGGATCTCTATATCATTGTTGGCAATACCTACATAGTCTTTACATGTGTTCCCCTCAGCAAGGTAAATACCAATGAAGAAGCCATTTTCACGGTTCAATTCAAAGGTGTCCTTGAGAGGCTGGCAGTTTCTCTTGCAGTTGCGCAGGTAGATATGGTCATCAAGGATGTCGAATTTTTTATGGAGGTCACTTTTACCCTGGTTGTAATCTGTACCATATAGGTACTTATCTGGAACAAGGTAGTCTCGCATTTTTACCTCGCGAATTGTCTGTAGATTTGGGATATGAAAGCTTACGGGAAGCTTATCACCCATCTTGAGGTTCTCAGAGTCCTTCTCCTCGAGAGTCTTGGTATCTGAATTCCAAACTAGTAGAGACTTTGAGGCTACAACTGACACCTCACGACCCCACTTAGTGCGGATCTTGTAGATATACTCGCTTGGGTCATGGCGTGTGATATTGGTGATCTTGTGCCACTTAATATTCCCGAAATCATCACATGAAATAATTGAGGCATCGATATTGATTGTGGTAAGATCCAAGAGCTCCATATTGGCATCCTCTGCTCCGTACATCGTGATCTGCTTTTTGTATTGTGTCTCGTCAAGGTAAGAGTCGACCCACTCACCAATCTCGACCACTTTAGGACGACCATTCTCTAGAAGGAGAAGTTTAGTATCATATGTGACAGATTTAACCGCTGTCGGTTAATCCTCCTGCTTTCACAGGAGGCCGGAACGTACCTTAAGCCTTCATAGCGGATGATTAGTCCGCTCAGACCCACTACTTTGCGTTCTCTGAACAGGTACCATGCCCTTATCATAACGGGTTTAGGTACTCTGCTGCGGATCGTCCAATCCATATCTTTGCTTACCAATGGGTACGGCTGTTAACCGTGGTCCCCTATCTATTTTCACAGATAGGGTGGTAGATATAGCTCTAAGGAGTTTCCCGCATCCAGCAGTGTTGCCCCCCTTTCGGAGGACTAGGGGGTTTCACGCTTTTCACGCCCCCTGTTATCGACTAGCGATTAATCGATTAGCCCCTCACGACCACTCATCGCATGGAAGAAGACCTCCTGGGGCGTGAGCCCGCTAATGAAGGAGTTCTCCACGAAGCCGCGTGCCTCGGGGCCATCATCGTACTTTGTGAAGTGGGGCAGGGTGCGGTCGGTAAATCCGTAGCCCACACGCTTGCCCTCGATGTTCTGCTGCCCCACAAGGGCAATCATCTGTGCGACGTTACGCGGTTTGCCCTTGGCTCCAGACTTCACCATGTTAATCATGCGGTTGGTCTTGTCATTGATCTGCTTCATCCCAATCTTTCCAGTGTCAGAGCTGGCATCGTTTAGGATGTTTAGAAGTGTTCTCTCAAAGTTGTCCGCATTAGTAAAGATGGTCTTGTTCTCAAGTTTGCCGCGCAGGGCATCATGAATAATGTTGTAAGCCTTCGTCTTCATAGCACCAATCGCATCCTTCATGGCCTTGCTGGTACCATCATCCGTTACCAGATCGCTGATACCTACACTGAAGCCAGATGTGACAAGCCAGCGACAGATAAGGCGCTGTGTGTTGTCTAGGAAACGCTGGAGCTCAAAGGGCCCGTAATCGTGGAAGATAACTGGGATGATGCCATGGGACATGCTCTTGAAGGTAGAATCATCCAGTGTGCCTGACACAAGCTGGCTGTTCTTGAAGACCACCTTCTCCTTCTGCCCATTCTTCGTCTCCAGGTAGAAGGAGGGAGGCAGGATGAGAGAGTAGGCCTGGTAGCCATCGTACTGTGAATGCTTCTTATCCATTGGGTCGGGAAGGTGCCCGTCGAAGTAGCTGTTCACCATTTGTAGGTTGGCAAAGACCTTGTCGCCCATCCTCACATGCTCCTTTGTGAGGCGGAAGACACCCGTCATGGTGTCCTGAATAATCTCCATAATTGGCTTCCCGTCCTTGGGTGTGATAATGTGATATGGTACTGATGCGAAATCCATTAGTTCGCACATTGTTTGGACACTCTGTGGGGTATGGACGTTCATCTCCGTGAACACCCCCATGGTTTCCCATGGGGACGGACTATATCTTAAGCTCCCTCAGGCTGGCTAGGCCATCATCGAGAACCGACCTCCATTTAGTCTCTGAACCTTCTCCCTCCTCTGCCTTGTACGAGGGTGGGGAGCTTGGCTGCGGATTGCCCAATCCATTCCGTTTTTACCATACCTCTGGTTTTTCTCCAGAGCCAGCATCGTATTACTACGCTGCCTTGGTAGGGATGGCTCTAAGGGGTTTCCCGTCAATTTGAGGGTCTTGCAGCAACAAGAGTTTCTTTTATTTTAATAGTTATTGAATCATTTTTAATACTGTTCACAAATTCAATGGCAGATTGGTAAGCTTTTTCCAAATCTATTGTTTTTCCTCCAAATACAAGCCTTTTTCTTCCATTAGTATCTTTAAATTTTATATACACTGCTACAAGCAGGTTCTCTTTCATTTTATGAAGGTGTAGGCTTAATTTTATAATTTTATCAATATCAAGTTCTTTTTTACATCGGTCTATACGAGTTGTTTTAATAACAATTTTACTAATATCTGTTTCTACTAATGTGAGAGCATTAGCATAACACCTATTGAAGGTGAGTTCATATTCTTCATGAATACCTCCATATCTTCGCCGTTGTATTGTATCATCAGAGTAGTGTAAGTACATATAGACTATTTTGTTTTGACCATCTTGTTTTATAGGATGTATTTCTATTTTAATGATTTCTTTTCCTGACATTGGTTTAAATTTATTCATATGAAATGTACTGTACAATTTCCGATTTTCTTCATTTGCGAAGAATAGTTTCATAGTGTTACTTATTTTTTTCTTAACGGCTTCATCATTTGAGTATGGAGGTCCATATAATATATTGTAACCGTTTGGATATAATGTATTATATGTATCAATCCAGTATCGCTCTCTGTCATCAGTAATATTAATTTCACATTCTTCAAGTAATTCTACATAGAAGTTATCTTTCCCTATTTCTAGGATTGCCTTTCCTAATAGAGAAGCCTTTTTTGTAGTTGAATATGCTATGTGTTCTTTGAATCTTTTTTCATATCCAAACTTTGTAGATTTTCGATATTTTATTGTTTGACCGATGTATATAAACTCATTAATTGTATTTTTTATACAGTAGATTTGTCCTTTGTTATCTTCCATTTTTGAGAACAGTATTAATTTTCTTTGCGGTTTTCATATTTTCATGTTGCTACTAGGCAGTTATATCCGTAAAGTAATACGGGTGGTAATTACAATGTTTTCCCTGCTAGGTATTACCACAACCTAGTAGGCATCTGCCTGTTGGAGACAAGATTTATCTCCATCAAACACCTGATCTCCTAAGTTTCCCTAGGAGGGTGGACTGTATCTTAAGCCATGTCAGGGTTGCTAACCCATCATTCATGACCCACACCCGTTCAGTCTCTGACGGCGCACCATGCCCTAGCAATAGCGGGTTTAGGTACTTACCATGCGGATTGCCCAATCCATAACATTATTACCATACCCAAGTTTTTTACTCTTGGCCAGTCACCTGTTTCCAGTGTGACCTTGGTAGTTATGGCTCTAAGGGTGTCCCCGAACAACAAGGTGTGTCGCAGCGCTTTTGCGCTACTAGGTGGTAGTACTGGTTTATCCCATAAAGGGCAGCCACCTATTGCCGACCTTGATTTTTTGATCAGCATTATACGGAGCGCAAACTGTTGGATTTAGTCTGAAAGTTTGGTATGGCATGACCTTCACACGGTGACACATCATGCTCATCTTGTGCAGCGAGGGCTGCCGATTGAAGAGCACATAGTCGCCATCACGGAGGTGACGGTCAATGATGTCGCCACTGCGAAGCTCATCCGCGATCTTGTCACGGTCGGCATTCTTCAGGCGCACGGTGTGCTTGTTGTGGAGGCGCAGGTACTTGGCACCCGGCCAGGTGTCAGGGCCATTCCGAACAATCCGCTGCATCTCTGCGATATTCCCTTCATTTACGATCTCAGGGAAGGTAAGGTTCATCGCCACGCGGATAGGCACACCAAGCTCATCGATTGAGATGTAGGGGTCAGGCGTGATGACGGAGCGGGCGGACTGATCCACACGCTTGCCGTTCAGGTTGCCACGGATGCGCCCTTCCTTCTTCTTAATACGGTCTGCGATGGACTTGCGCTTGCGGCCATTGCGCTGTTGGGCAGCAGGAACACCTGGGATCTGGTTATTCATGAAGGTTGCTGTGTGGATCTGGAGCAGCATGCTAAGTGTGTTGAAATGGTCCTGATTGGCATTACCACTCTCAATCTTCTGCTTGAGTTGCTGGTTGTACTTGATGATATCATTTAGCTTATGTGTCAGGTCATCCTCGCGCCTACCATTCTCCTCGATGATGCTCGGCCTTACAGCAGGTGGAGGCACGGGCAGCACCGTACAGATCATCCATTCAGGCCTGTTCCACTGTGGGTTGAATCCCAGCATCTCCATGTCCTTCTCTGTAATGCGCTGGAAGATGCGAAGGACATCCTCAGCAGGAACATCCTTTTTGATCTCACGGTCTTCCTTCTTCTCTGCGGCCTCGTTTTTCCAAATAGAAGTAAGCCGCATCATGGTTTCTTTTACGATTTTTGGCTGCCTAGCACCACACCCACCTGCATTGTTGTCACCACAGCGAATGCCGCGATTTGTGCTTGTGTTGCTAGGATTTACGATTTTATAGATCATATCGAATCGCTTCTGGAGGTTCTTGATACCCATAGCCTTTTTCAGCTCATCCTGCTGCTTCTGCTGGACTTGACTGGTTGGATTTTCTACAGGAGTGATGAGGGGCTTGGAACAGCGGAAGCACACGCATTTAAGCAGCTTGATAGTGGTGTCGAAAAACATAGCATGATATACAGGACGTGCCAGATTGATATGCCCGAAGTGTCCTGGACAGAAAATATTCGTTTGGTCACATGTGCTACATTTCTGGCCGTGCTCCAGCACTCCCATGCGTGTGTCAAACAAACCTCCATCAACAGGCTTTGATCCGACAAATGATTCATTTGTGACTACTTCCAGAGCAGAACGGCGTTTTACTTCATCGGGCGAAAGCACACTAAACTGGATCCCTTTTACCGTATCTATGTCAGCATTATAAGTTAGTTCTTTATAGATAGACATTTTGTTTGTATCCCTATTCACAGTGTAGATGATTTTTGTTCTTACATATCCTAATAGTCGTAGTCTTTAATATCCTTGTATCGTGTTGTATTCTCTAAAATACCAAACTGTTGTGCTGTTATCAATTTTTCACATAGAGCATATTTAGCCTATTTAGCGTTATTCATAAAAAATGAATAGTGATAAACGGATTTAACAAATAGATAATCCAATGGTATAAGATGGGATGTC